TTTCAATAGGCATATGCTCTAACTGAACAATTTTACTTCTGTCTTTTGAATAAATTACTTGTATTGCAGCATTACCCATTAACTTTAAATCGTAACATACTTTTCTAACTACATCTTTTTTAAACAATGCAATCATTTGTGCGTACTCATTAGGTTTTCTGTTGCTATCAGTAGCGTTTAGTCCTTTTCCATATATAGCTTGACTAATGCCATTAATAGCAGCATTATTAGTAGGTGAACCATTGTATCTATCTATTAAGTATTGAAAATAATTGTTATCTGCACCGTATTCTATCCAATCTTCACCGTTTACTTCTTTAATTTCTGGACTTGTGTAAGTACTTAAATTAACAAAGCCAAACTCTGAAACCTTTGATGCTTTTGTAAATTGTCCTTTACTATTTCTTTGTCTTTTCATATTACTATATAAGTATTATTATAACCATTGTAGGTTGTATATTGCCCTTTATTTAAGTTATAATAGTCATTATTATTTTGGTCTATATCTTGGTCTGTACAGAAAATTCTATCTTTATAAATAACTCCATCACTTGCATCATCTACATTCCAAAGCGTTGTATCGTTTTCCCATAACTTAACATTTGTATTCCAAAAACTATTTGCAGTTTCTAATGTTACATCGTAAAAATGATTTTCTACTAATATAGGGTTAAATATATTTGTAAATGTTAAATAATTACCTACTTGTGTAGCACCATTAATTTCATAGGTTTTTACTACGTTTGTACTATCATCACGTATAGACATAATAAAATCTGTTAAGTAATCTCTTGGTATTACTGATAAGGTTTGTGCAGTTGCACTTGTGGTTAATATAATCATCAACTATATAACGTAATTAATTACCTAATTTGTAGAAATTATATTGTAAAAAAAAAGCACCCTATAAAGGATGCTTAATTTATTAACTAAAATTAAAACTATGCAGTTGGATCAATTTGTCCTGCTGCTGCTATAATTTCACCACTTTCAACAAAGTATGGTGCAGTTTCTTCCATACCCTCAAAAACCATTGTAAACCCTGATAAATCACCAGCAGCTGAACCACTGACAACTGTACCACCTGTACATTCCATTCCGTTTTCAGCACCACATAAAAATTGGTTGCCATAGTAATCTTCAACAACTACGTATGGTCTACCTACTGCAAGTATTTGTAATTCCTGTTGTGTTAAAGCATCTAAATATGTTAATGTTAAATTTAATGTCTGCGTGTAAAATGTAGTTCCATTTTCCCTACTACTTGTTACAGTAGTTTCTAAAGATGAATTACCCTTTACATCGTATTCATACCAAACTGGTGCTGGTGTACCAGTTGATATAGTTGCTTCACCTGTTGTTGAATCTACTGTTACGCTGCTTATTCCACCATAATCTGAAAAATAAACTTTTTTAATACCCCCAAACGCTGATTTACAAGGTATCTTTCTTCCTATTGTTATACTACAAGCCATTGTATATATTTTTTTTAAAAAAAAAGGGCAAGTAGATGACCTACCTACCCTAATTTATTGGTTAATTAATTTTAAGCGTATTCTACTAAATCTTCAGCAATTCCAAATTGAACTGAACTTGAAAAACGCATTACCATTCTTACATTATCTGAACCATCTAAATTTGCCATATCCAATACTTTAACTTGGTTTGTATCGTTTAACAATCCAGTTCCAAAATATAGGTTACTTCTTTGTGCTGCATACATTTTGTTGTCTGACATTCCAGGACATACAAAAATCTTAACACCATTTACAGTTAGTGATCCGTTATTCCACCATTGTGTACCCATATTGTTTACACCATTTGCACCTAAACCTGCTGCTACAAAACCACCTAATGCTTGTACATAATTTTTCGCTGCCTTTGAACCAATGTATAAAAATAAATCTTCTTTTCCGTAAAGTGAAGCTGGGATAGCATCTACTACTTTAGACATTTCAGCAATAATATTTGTTGAATCTAAACCACCTGCTACTGCTGCTACTTGTTGTGCTGCTGGTATATCACCTGCTGCTGCTGATGCTGCAATAAGTTTCTCAAACCCATCAAATGAATTGTTAGTACCTGCTGCTGTATCACCTTGCCAAATACAAAATTCTGTATTTTGTGCAACTTCGCTTGCTACGTGAGCAATCATAAAATCAGAAAATTTAGGTGGTAATGTTTGTGCTAAACCATACCCCATTGACTGGCTTTCCCAATCCGATAAAAAAGAAGCCTTGCAAATTTCCAAATTTATTTGTAAATTACGAGGTTCTATGATTCTTTCAGTTAATGTTACAGATGATGTAGGTGTAAAATCACAACTTGCATCAGTTACTAAAGAACCAGTTGCTAATTTTTTAATTACTTCTTTGTAACTAATATTTGCTTTTACTGTTAAACCACCATCATCAATAGTAGATGCAGATAGTAAAGCTGCTGCAATATACTCACCAGCAAATTCCCCAGCATAGGTAGAATTTACTGTTACTACAGTTGCAAGATTTGTTTTTCTTAAATTTGCCATTTCTATTTTATTTATTTAATTTATTTAATACTCTATCTAAAGTTGTTGCGAATTTTCCACTTCCAAACTCTACTTTAGTTTTGTTAGCTTTTGGTTGTGAATTTCTTGTAATTGGTTTTCTTGCAGCAGATAAATCTTCTTTTTTCTTATCTTCTACTTTTTCTTCTTTGTCATCCATTAAAGAAGCGTATTGTTTTTTAAGTTCTTCAATTTCAGATTTTACTTCTTCAATAACTGGTGCAATAACCTCAACTACTGCTTCAACTATTGCTTCAACTTCTGATGCTACTTCTTCTGGTACTTCAGTTTCAATAGTTTCTTCTAAATCTTCAGTTTCTTCTTTAGCTGGTACATCATCAGATACATCTCTTACATCTGCAATGATACCCTCTTCTTCTACGATCAATAACTTACCATCTTCAAGGATATATTCACCTACTGGCATTGCTACTTTTTCATCATCGGTAACGATAAATACTTCGTTCCCTTTTTCTAATGATTCAGTTGTGATAACTGTACCATTTTCTAACTTCATTTCTTCAAGTTTTACCTCGATGTTTAGAAGCGTTTTTATGTCATTTAACATTTTGGTTGCTTTCATAATACTTATATAACGATTTTTAATTTATTTTTTGCGTTTTCAGTCTGTTCTTGTTATTACACCAATGCCTTGTGCGTGTATAGAACCATCACAACATTCAATAGAATACTTGTTAGTATCCCAACATAAACAAGCACGTGATGAACCAGCAGGTGGTGATGTTCTACTTGGTATAAATGTTTTATTTTTGTTGTTTCTTGGCATTTATGCACCTAAACTATTGAGAGCATTTATTACATCTTCACCATATCTTATTGTTGATTCTGCTTCTTCTACAACTTGTTTAGAATACTGATAAAAATCTTGGTTATTTGGATCAATACCTAATTCATTTGCTTTTTGACTAAAATCATCCATATCAGATTCTAAAGAAACTAACCAATCTTTTGCTATTTCAACACCCGATTGATATGTTGCTTTAATATTTGATAACTCTGAATTGCTATCGTAAATCATACGAAGAGATTTGCTGCCATCTACTGCGTTCTGATACATATCACTTGCACCTAAAGCTACTTTATGTGCTTTTAAATCTACCTTTTTATTAGGCATTTTATCTAATACTTTTTCTAATCTACTTTTCATTTTTTTATTTATTTAATTTATCTTGTGCAAATCCTATAAAGCTATTAACCCTTTCAAATAATCTTTGTGTATCACTTGGCATTTCTACTCCTAAATCTTGTGCTTGTGAATATGCTTCATTAATAAGTTCTTCTGCTCTTAATAAAGTTTGTAAAGAATTTTCATATTCACCTAATGCTCTATCTTCCAAAGATGCAGCAGTTGAAAATTGTTCTTGTGCTTCGCTAAATATTTGTATTATATCTTGTACAATACCTAATTCAATTTTATGATTTTTTAAACCTAATTTTTTCTTTGGTAACTTTCCGTAAACCTTTTCTATGTTATTTTTCATTGGTCAATATATTTATGATTTTATTTAATGTTTCTTGATCACTTTTATCTTTTGAATATTCTTCTTTAATTTTGTCATTAGGTGCTTCCATTTTGTCTGCAAAATACCCCTCAATAGAAAAACCTTTAACTTTATTTGTTTTAACATACTCTTGCCATATTTCATCGTTATTAACTTTTACTGCACCCATCCAAGTTCCTACTGGTACATTAAGTCCGTATTTTCTTGATTTGTCTTGTACTTCATCTTCTACTAACCAACTTTCAACAAGTGTTAAACCACTTAAAGTTTCTGCGTGTTCTAATGTACTATTGTTTTGATAGCCATTCTTTAAATACATTTGTGATGCTTTTTGTACTGTATCTTTAGAAAAGTAAATGTAATATTCACCCTCTACACCATTTCTATAAATAGGTTTATTAGGTATTAACAAAGCACCCATTAAGATTTTTTTATCACCATCTACTTTAGCTAATTTTATTTCTTGGTCTTTTAAAGCAATAAAGTCTGATTCAATAGCTGGACTTTCTACAATAGATATTGCTTCTACTCCTGCATCTTCTTGTTCTTCATCTAAAATAAGTTCTATTATTTTCATAATTATATAACGTTTTTAATTTTAAATTTTGCGTTTATCCTATACTTGCACCCTCAATTATATTTCTATCCATTTCTTGTGCAGTAGAAACATCACTTGCAACTACGTATGCTTTTGTTGGTTCTTGTGTTTGACCACCTATTGCATCTGCTAATTGATTTGTACCACTTGCACCTACTATATTAAAAGCTGGTGGTATACTTTCAGCACCACC